TCGAAGAAGCAATACGGCTTGGTGACTTTGCTTACCCTATATCTAACCACAGTATTCGTGGTCTCAGTGCAGGTAAGAAGTTATACTTCTGGATACGTCTTATCGACCGTACCGGCAACCAAGGTCCATGGACTCCTACAGAGCTTCAGGCTGGTATTGAGGGTCAGAGTAAGACAAACGACAATGGTGAGTACAATGAGTATTTCGCTGGTGTGATTGGGGACACAGCCCTTGATACAGACTTGTTTGATAAGATCGACAAGATTGAGGGTAATGGACCTGGGAGCGTCAATGATCGTATTGACCAAGCTGTAAGTGACCTTGAGGATCAGATTCAGAACATCACAGATGCACTGGTGTATGATCCTGAGAAGTCTTACCTTCAAGGCGACATTGTAAGGCTTGGACAGAAACTCTACCAAGCTCAGCAAGCCGTCCCTGTTGGTGAGTCCCCTCCTAATGAACTCTATTGGAAAGACGTTGGTACAATCCTTGAAGATGCTAACAACCTTGCTGCTCGTGTTGAGGTTGTGGAAGTTAAGGTTGTAGAGATTGATGACAAGGTGACTTCTGTTGTTACGTCCATTGAGAGTATTCAAGCGGCGTACAGAGATGATGATGGTACTGGTGCAATGGATGATGCTATCGCTGGATGGGATAGTAGGGCACAGATAACTACAGAGAGGGAAGTACGAGCCAGTGCTGATGAAGCCTTTGCTAGTGAACTTGTTATATTCAAAGCTGAAGTTGATGATAACGCAGCTAAGATCACTACACTGACACAAGTGGTAAGTGATAATGAGTCTGCAACAGCCACTCGACTAGATGCTCTTGAGACTCAGGTTGGTGATGACATCCAAGCAGCTATCAGAAATGAAGCTGAAGCTCGTGCAACAGGTGATGAGGCCCTGGCTAGCAATATCGAGACACTGAGTGCAAGCATCACCACAGAACTCACTGAAACCAATGCTAAGGTTCAGACAGAACAAGAGGCAAGGGTTACAGCTGATAGCGCATTAGCTACTCGTATAGACACTGTAGAAGTTTCTGTTGGTGAAAACTCAGGCTCCATCCAAGAAGTTCGTACAGCACAGATTGCAACAGACGGGAAAGTTAATACAGCTTGGACTCTTAAGATGGAAGTTCAAGATGGTGACAAGTATGTTGCTGCTGGTATTGGGTTGGGCATTGAGAATGGTCCTGCTGGTCTACAGAGTCAATTCCTTGTTCGTGCTGATAGGTTTGCTGTCATTGGTGGTACTGGTACTACAGAGATGGCTCCATTCGTCGTAGAGGGGGGTCAAGTTTATATCAGTCAAGCCTTGATTGGTACTGGCTGGATCACCAATGCAATGATTGGTAACGTTATTCAGAGTAATAACTATGTTGTCAACAGTACAGGGTGGAGGCTGGATAAAGCAGGCACTCTTGAGATAAATGGCACCGCTGTTGGCGGTGGAAGACTAACAATCACGAATAGGGCCGTTAAAGTCTACGATGAAAATGGGGTACTTCGTGTGCAGCTTGGGGATCTAACAGCATGAGCTTCGGAATGAGAATATGGGGGCCGACTGGCTTCCTTGAGTTAGATGAGAACTCCTTTACAGTAAGGGTTATATATTCAGAGGTAGTTCAAGCAGGTCAACCAAGTCCGGGATATACAAGGTATATATCTATACCTGGCGTCGATCCTTCCACCCATTCTGCTGTCTGCGTCCCAATTGCAAACTATGATACCGCCGGCACAAGTATGTATGCTATCCAATATATCCCTATATTATCTTCTGGTGGAGTGACAATATATTTCGGACAGCCTGGCGCACCCTCTGGATCATCTCTCGGCTTGGCTCCACAGAGACTTATTGTTATGAGGTATCGGTAATGTCTTATGGGCTAACGTTTACAAATAACAATGACGTGGTAACGCTTGACTCTGAATTTTCTAGGCTTGTCGTTTTAGCAAGCGGCACATATAGCGGAGTCGGCGGAGCCGGAGCGTCGTTCCCGTTCGTCATCACCACTCAAGAGCCACCGCTTGTTTTCGTGAGGCCAGCCCAGTCAAACACCCTGTGTTTCTGCAAGCTATCAGGAGGCGCCGGAGCCTGGACAGGATTTTCGTTTACTGGTATAGCCGGAGTTGGAACATCTGGGAACTGGTTTGCTGCCGCTTTCCAATCCAAGGAGCTAGCCACCTTCGGGCTAAGATTATGGGATGGTAATTCAAAACTGCTGTTTGATAATGGTACGGCCTGCGCTCAGTTCACAAGAACGATTACAGGCTGGTCATATTTAGGTTCGTCCCCAACAGGGCAAGGTACATCAAGACTTAGCTGGACAGCATATAGCCCACTTGGTTCTGGTGACTATATGCTCCTTAATAATATTGCAATGGATGTTGCAGGTCTTACATCTCGGCAGGGAAATCAATATGCCGTGTGGGACTATGGTAATGATAGGCTTGTTATGCAAGTTGTCGGGGTTGATATCTCAACGTCTTACTATACACCTGTCGTATTCGCTAAACCTATTTCGTAAGGTCCATTTCATAAAACAGGAGATGATAAATGGCATGGTATAAAACAGGTACAGTGTCTGTAGTGAATGGAGAAACATCTATCGCTGGCACTGGTACTAAATTCGCTTCAAATTCCCGTGTAGGGGATGGCTTCAGAGGTCCAGATGGTGAGTGGTATGAGATTGTAAACATTGCCAGTGAAACTGTATTGGGTATCTTCCCAGCCTATGAGGGCGGTACAGTCTCTGCTGATGCTAACTACATGATTGCCCCGCTACAGGGGTATAACAAAGAATCTGCTGACCGCCTTCGTGAAATTACAAATGGTATGGCAGACATTAGTGGGGATGTATTGGAGGCTAAGAACTCTGCAATTGAAGCTAAGGCTTCTGAGGATGCGGCTAAGGCTTCTGAGATAAGTGTTAGTGCAGATGCACTAGATGTGTCTCAGAAGGCCGCACAAGTGACTACAGACGCTCTCCAGGTGGCTCAGGACCGTGTTGCTGCACAAGCGGCTGCTGTGGAGTCTGGTATTGCTCGTGATGAAGCGGTAACTGCGGCTGGGTCAATTACTGGCACTGTTACGGACAGAGGTGCAATTGACCTGTCATCTGGTTCCTATCCAGCAAAACCAGCAACATCATCTTTCTGGAGGGTCACTGTTGGTGGCACCGTCTCCGGGGTGAACTACTCTGTTGGGGATACACTGAATTACAGCAAGACAACCGATGAATTTTATAAGTCTGGTGGTGCTGTTGACTCAGTTAATGGGAAGACTGGGGTTGTTGTTCTTGCTAAGGCTGACATTGGCCTTGGAAATGTTGATAACACAAGTGATGCATCTAAGCCTGTAAGTACAGAACAGCAGACAGCCCTAGACACTAAAGTTGATAAGGTGACTGGCAAGCAACTGTCTACAGAAGACTACACCTCTGCTGAAAAGGCTAAGCTCGCTGGTGTTGATACAGGCGCTACAGCTAACAGTCCTAATGCTACTCTATTAGCTCGTGCCAACCACACAGGGACACAGCTTGCTGCTACGATTAGCGACTTTGCTGATGCTGTACGTAGTGCTGTTCTCACAGGGCTAACTGCTGGCACTAACGTGGCAATCTCAGCTACAGATAGTGTAATGGTTGCATTCGCTAAGCTTCAAGCTCAGGTTGATAACAAGCTCGGTCTTACGGCAAAGGCAGCAGACTCTGACAAGCTAAACGGCCAATTAGCAAGTTTTTACACTGCTGAGATGGGGGCTGCTTCATCGGGCTCTGCGGGCACTAAAGGTTTGGTTCCTGCTCCAGCGGCCGGGGCTACAACAAGATTTTTGTCTAGTCTTGGTACGTGGATTACACCAAGTGTTTCTTCGGCATGGGGATCAATAACGGGGACGCTGAGTGCACAGACCGATTTGCAGAGTGCGCTGGATGGGAAATTGAGTACGACGATGGCCGACTTTGCGATCATCTACCCAAATGGTGGAAGTGCAGCAAGTCCTGCAACCCTTGCAATAAACACGAGGTACATAACGGATAACCCATTTCCAGGGTTTCACGTGATTGTTCAAATAGAGCTTCTTGTCAGCGCCGTGTGGAGTGATCCGGGGTGGGATGGTAATACTGGTACAGGCGGTAGCACGTATGGAACTATTGCAGCTCAATCTTTACCCTCGGATAAAGTGATTGTCCAAACAGGCACCAACGCAGTAGCAAGCGCAAGTAATCTGCTCGGCGGTGGCCACGGCATCACATCTACAACACCCGTCACTTCGGCGCCTTGTCGAGTCAAAGTGTGGAAGCTTAAAGGGGCGGTTATATGATCAGGTATTACTCAAAGATGGGTTCAAACATTGTTGAGGTTGACGAAACAGATAAAGGCCCAGACGAAGGCTGGATTGAAATGTCAGGACCAAGGCCTGAATCGGGGGACTACACCGCGCAGGAGGATGGAGTCTGGGTGATAACCTTGGAAACCATCAATGCCAAGCTGATTCCAATCGAAGACGAATGGCGTGATCAACAAATGCCCATTGCCTGGAACAACGTAACAGCCATTCAATTCGGTGAGGAAGGCGTACCCGGCACGGAACAACAATGGAAAGATTATTGGCTGGCGCTGCGCAAGTGGACGACGGACAACCCCGACTTCCCTGACTCGGCCAAAAGGCCCGTTGCTCCAACCTAAACAACAGGCCTTTTGGGGCCTTTTACACAGAGGAATCGATATTATGAAAATACCATTGACAGCCTCACTAAGAGCTAAGATATTCACTGCGTTAATAGCTGCTGGTGTTGCTGCCCCTTCTGCATATGTGGCTACAGAGCTTACAGTGCCCTCAGAAGGCTTCCTAACCAACCTACACGACGATCCAGTTGGTAAGCCTACCGCATGTATTGGTCATCTGATACAACCCGGTGAGAAGGCTCAGAGGACGTATACAGAGGATCAGTGCATTAGCATGTTTGTATCTGATTGGGTGAAACATGAAAAGCTCTTAGACTCTGTTGTTAAAGTTCCTTATAAATCTGAGTGGATGAGAGGTGCTATCACAGACTTTACATTCAACAAGGGAATTGGGAATGTGAAGAGTAGCACAATGCTAAGAAATCTCAATGACAAGAACTACGACGCTGCTTGTCTGCAACTCACCCGCTGGGTGTATGGGACAGTTGACGGTAAGAAGGTAGTTCTCAAGGGTTTGGATATTCGTGCTAAAGCTCAATATAAGTATTGCATGGGACAAGAACCCTCTGAGTATAAAACAAAAATGCAACAGTGGAATGGAGGTGTTTAATGCTTGAAAAACTGTACAAGCACATGTGTTCTCACTATCACTTGTACTCATTTATTGCTAACACTTTAAATGCTATCTCAATGGCTGGGCTAGCTTATCTTGGAATTCTCACCGACACAATGACAATGAATTGGCTAGTTGGTTGGGGAATCAT